GAACCTTGCAGAGCTTGCATTTGCTGCATCTGCTTTGCGCGGTCCATCAGGCCCAACAGGGCGGTCTGTTGAATACCGGCGTTCTCCTGACCAGCGGGAGCGATCTTGGCCCCATCAGTGATCATCTTGAGAACCGCCTTGTGAGGTTCAGACCCAACCGGGAGACCCGGAAGTGCCATCTCAAGGAGGTGGACCGCCTCCCTCACCTTCGTCATGGCGTCTGCCGCCATACCGGGGTTGCCGGTACGCGGTCCCGCTGGACCGGCAGAGCCAATCGCGGGATTCGTCATTGGTAGGGGAGGCAGTGCCATTAGAGGAATCCCATTTGTGATGAATCCGGTGCAGCGACACGCTGCACGGGATTACTTCCGGCGGTGCTTACGACCCTTACGAGCCATGTGCGTATCTCCTTACAAAGGACACTAAGGGGAGGAGTTCGCATTACTACGACCCTTAGCTGATCAGCAGTCACCGTGGGAAGCCCCTCGACCTGCACAGATCAAAAATACTCCTGAATTGATCTTGGGTCAATCAAACCAGAACTTACGAACACAGCAACTATTCTGGGACAGGGAGTAATAAAGCGCCCTTACTTCTTGGATTTACCTTTTTGCAAAGCCAATTCTGGGTGCTGCTTCATGAACTCGGCCTTAGCCTCCTCCCGAGCACGGTAGGAAAGGACAAGCTCATCCTGATACGGCGGGTGGGTCATCTTGATCAGCGCCTCGCCGTCGATGGCCCCACGCGCTGCCAGAGCAAACGCCAGTTGCATGTTGTCGCCGCTGAAGGCGGGGGACGAGGTGTGGCTGTCCACGCTGACCTGAATGTCATCAGGAAGCTGGTTGAGGGTGAACTCATTCACCTTGCCGAAGATGCCCTTCTTGGGCTGCGTGAACACGCGGGCGTCCTTGATCTGAGACATCTTCATGCAGAGATCGCCAAGCATGGCGCACTGGTCTTCCACCACCAAAGCGCGGTCACGAAGGCGCGGAGACGAGGTCTTGAGCATCGTCTGGGCCTGAGCGCCGGAACGGATACCCGGCTCGCCCTGTCCAGAGGTCATGGCGGTAAAGCCACCCGACTCCTCAAACACCTTGCGGATCATCGCGATGTACTCCATCGCGTTTGGCGGCATGTTCGGGGTCAGGGTGTCGATCTTGGCGTTGGGGGCTTGAGCGTCCGTCAGGATGCCGCCGGGAGAATTGAGGATGCGCGCCTTTTCGTCGGTGATGGACGAGAACCCGGTGAACGCGCGCGAGGGCTGCGCCTGACGCCGGAAGATGCGGTCAATGTCGTCTAGCCGGTCGTTCAACCACAACTGCGGTTGCGCCACCGTAGCCAATTCAGAGCGACCCCAGAAGTACCCGGCAATCTCGTTGGGCGCGACTTTGATGAACGGGTTCTGTCCGGGGATGTCGCACATGTTGCGGTAGCGGTACTCGCCGTCAATGACGAGGTCGCCCACCATGCGGATCGTGGTCCAATCGCCTTGGCCGTCGCGGGCCTCGTCGTTCATGATCCAGCACTCGTCCACCCGGATCAGCTTCTCCGCAATCTGGGGAGACAGGAGCGGCATGGGCATGGAGGAGTAGCTGACGTTGGCGCGCTGGCCACTGGCCTGTGTCAAGCCGATGGGACTGATGCCTCCCGCCACGATCTCGTGAAAGTACTCTTGCTCAAAGTCATCCCGCGCTCTGGCAACAGAGGAGGATTCCACCTCTTCCGTGATGGCGGTCGCCTTGGGATGGCCAGCCATCATCCGCGAGAACTGGGCAGGGGTGACGTAGTAGCAGAAGTTGAAGGCGTCCTGTTCGTCGAGGTCGTTTAAATCCTCGCGCATGACGCCAAACATTTCAGGCTTGACCAGATAGGGTTGCCAGCCGCGCGCGCCCCACGTCAGCTTGATCAGGGAAGCGCCTTTCACCAGAGCCATGTCCACGGCCTGAGCAAACAGAAGACCACAGCCGGTTCGGCGGAACTCACGGGTCAAGTACCGCGAGGTCAGGTCAGCAGCGCCGTGCCAACGCGGGGTCTCGTCCACGTCGAACGACACGTCAAAGCGCACGTCGGCAGGGCTGAACAGGTAGGACGAGAGCTTGTCCACATGGGCGTAGCACATGTTGTCCTTGGCCACTTGGCCATCGGACCCCGAATAGTAAAGATTATGATAGTAGTTATATTGCGAGCGGCGGGTTTCGCGGCTCACCATACACTCATCAATGATCTCTCGGGTCCAAGGCCCAATATGTCGGGACGGCAGTTTCATGTGGTTGCCTTGGGCTTATTGATCGGCACAATCTTGTTTATACCACCAAGTCCGCCCTTTGACTTGTGCAGAAGCGCGATGGGGTCCATGCCCATGGCGCGGGTCTCTGCGGCAGCTTGAGGCGCGGCTTGCTGGGCCACTTGTTGGGCTTGCGCGGCAAGGCTTTGAGGATTGGCTGCGCCAAAGAAGCCGTCCACATATTGCTTCAATTCCGGTGCCGTTTCGGGAGTGCCGATGCCCGCTTGAAGAAGCTCGCGGGTGATGGCCTCCGACTCTGCGGTCTGGATGGGCGACGGGCTCTTGACCACCACGTCACCGGGCCGGTTGTTGTCTTTCATGTCGGTCAGGCCAAAGCTCTCTTCCGCGACCTTCTGCGCGATGTCGATGGCCTTGGCTTTGTTGGTCAGAAGCGCCGGGGCCTTGGCCTCAAATGGCGTCTCATCAGGGATGCAGACCGGGCAGTCAGGCATCGGCCCATCCACCTCGCGGAACGATTTAAACGTCAGGTCGCAGTCGTCGCAGTGGTAGGTGCCGTACTTGTACCGGGGCATGTCAATCATCCAATGAGTTGAGGTAAGCCTGACGACGATTCTGGGCTTGGCTTTTGAAGAAGTCGGGAATGATGTGACCCATGACGTGGTCACCACTCGTGGACTCCATGCGTTTCTGTTCGGCCATTTCCCGCTCATAGGTGCGGTTCTCGGCCATCATGGGCACACGCCGCCACACGTCCCAAGCGTAAACCGACAGACAGGCGGCAAACACGCGGTCGTCCTTGTTGCGGCCAGACCCGTTGATGCGGTCGCCATCCTGTACGAGGGTCGCCATTTCTTCCAGCAGATGCTTGGAGCGGACGATGGCCCCTTCAGTCCCGTAGAAGTCTCGGAACTTGTTGAAGATCAGAACCTTGTTGTCGAAGCCCGTCCGCCAGTTGTAGGCGTAGCCAGAGCCCATGCTGTCAGGCCGGTGCCACAGGAACCATTTGGCTCCGTCGAGGCAGTCCTCTGCCCGCAGGGACTGAGCGGTGTCCTTGAGGTGACCCCACTGAAGGTGCTGCTTCAGCGAGGTGAGTTCTTGCATGACTTGCCCGCCGGGGCCTGAGATTTCCAGATTGATGATGCAATCGCGGTACTCAGAGGCGAGGTGGGCCATGACCCACGCCACTTGGCGGGTTTCGGGCAATGGGGTCGCATACTCGGCCACCTGAATGACTCTGTCGGCAAAGCACCGCCACACGCTGATGACAGAACGGTCGGCGTCTTCATTCCGACCATACGCCGGATCGACCCCGATCACATAGACGCCGTTGCGCTTGGGAGGCTCCCACACGCGCAGATCAAGCCCGTCCACGTCGGTCGCCTGATCCATCTTCATGGACAGGAAGTTGTCCCCAAGCCGGTAGTTCCAGCCGGTGAAGCTGGGTCTGTGCTGGTGGATGAATTGGAGGTCGTCGTTGATCCGCTTGAGATTGAAGAACGAGTGGCCAGACGCCACAAACGCCTCTTCCTCATCGGAGGGGAACTCTTCCTGTAGGCTCTCGCGCGACCGCTTGTCGGCCTTGTCGCGATACCATGCCCACTGTTCGGTAGTGATCTCCCAGCCGTACACCTCTTTCACGAGGTTGGCGGTCTGCTCCTCAAACTCGTCAAGCTCAGGGAATTGGCCCCACCACCGCTCATACTCAGGTGTACCTTCCTTGTAGCGGTACACGTCCTTGGCCCACCAGCCAATAAAGATAGCCTTCTGGGTGGGCTCGCTCTCCTTGGCCTCGTTCCACATGTCGTAGAAGACGTTGTAGCCCAGAGCCGTGCTCTCAAAGATGTACAGGCGGTTGGGGTTCTCCGTGGCCAAAGCGGCCATAAGGCTGTCGATGCCCTTCTGGTCACCCCACGAGGAGATTTCCGTGGCGTGTACAAAGTTCAGGGCGCGTGAGCGGCCAAGCCCTGAGTTCCGGCCCTTGCCCGCGCTCATGTACTGGAGGACCGACCCGTTCGCGAGGCGCAGTTCATTTCGGTTGTGCGCGACGATGGGGATGCGCCAGCCCTTGGGCAGGGACTCGATGATGTCCCCGATCATCTTGCGGAAGTTCTCGCGGTTGTCGGCGGTGTCCGCGATCATGGCCCCTTGAAGGCCGGGGTTCATGTAGAGCCAGAACAGGTCCAGCACTAGCATCACGGTGGAGATGCCCAACTGGCGGGCCTTAAGGATCACGAAGTGCCGGGTGCCGTTGCGGATGCCCTCGGCCATGCCCTCAAGGAACATCTCCTGAGCGCGGTAGAGCGTGATCGGTCCCGGCTCCTTGGTCTCCTTGGACGCGATCTTCACCTTGGACAGGAAGACGCGGAAGGCCGGGAGCCAACTGGGGATGCGGTCAACATCGACATCGTCTTCTACGGGTGCGGTAGCCATCCGTCGATCCTCTGGTGCATCTTCAACTGGCCCAACAGGCCGTCGATGCTGATGCCGTAAAACTCAAACTCTGTGCCGTCGTTCAGCAACATGGTGTGGCACTGGTCGGGGGGCGCGACCGTGAAACAGTCAATCTCTGGTGACGTGAAGATGGCCTTGATGGACGCGATGTCCACCACGGCCCGTCTGCCGCCCTTCACCAGTATCTCAGCGTATGCCTTCAATGTAGCCATCCACAGAAGTACCAATCGTCATGACGGGTATCTTCCTCAGTCACGTTGAGTGTGTAGTAAGTGCTTTCATCATGCTCACCTACCAATACGCGGTAGGCTATTCTTTCGGGATCAGTCCATCCCGCCCGTCTTACAATAGCCCCTTCAAGGGCATGAAGAAGGGCGTCACTGAACGTCATCCGCCTCGGGCTCTGTCGCGTCTCTGGCGGGGGCTTCGCACATGTAGAACTTGCGCTGCATGGCGTCTTGCATACGCTGCCAGAGAGAGGCCATGGTCTCGCCCTCGGCCACCACGCTGTTGCCGCCTTCAAGGATGATGCGGACGATGGGCACCTTCTCCTTGCCCTTCCCCTCACTCATGAAGTCGTCGCGTATCTCCACAATCTTGTCTGTCCTCAACCGCGTGGTGCGGTTGTTGACGATGTTGATCTCGACCCACCAGATGGAAGAATTGCTCATTTGCCCCTCAGTGCGCGCTTGAGTTCGTCATCATCGCCGGTCGATTGCAACACGTCGTCATGCTGTTCGGCCTCGTACTGGGCCTTCGCCGCTGCCTCCAGAGCCGCCTTCTTCTTGGCGGCTTCCTCAAGGGTGGGACGACCATTCTTCTTGGGCGGTAGGCGCACCACTCGTTCGCGCTCAAGGGTCTTCATCATCTCGTCCTGAATGGCCTGACGCAGCGCGTTGA